TACGGCAACAGCAACACAGTTACCTATGCTATAAGCACAGGACGGATATCGCCATGGATTATATACAACTGTGAAAGTGGACAACAGTTCCTAAACAACATGAACACTGAACAAATACAGATAGTTTGGCCTTGGATTGACAGTGACTTTTGGCAGAAGAAGTTTCGAGATTATCCAGCGGATCAAGCATACGCAGAAGAAATACTAAGACAGGCAGGTTGGTAATGAGTGCAGATGTAGACATTGACTTTGCTGATCGCAACACTGTGTTACAGTTAGTACAGCACGTTCCAGCACGACAAGAAAACAATGGCGAAGTGCGAAAACATAATTCAGGTGTGTATGTTACACCAATACCAGTAGATCCAATCAATGCGTGTGCTAGTCTAGATTATCGTGAAGCAGAATCACGTGGCTATTTTAAAATTGACTTTTTAAATCAAAGTGTATATGAACTAATACAAGATCAAAAACACTATGACGAAATGCTAAACAAAGACACAGATTGGAGTTTGTTATTAGACAAAGAATTTTGCACACAAGTTGTGCATATCGGAAACTATCATGATTTAGTTTGCGACATGCTTCCTGACAGTATACCAAGAATGGCAGCTTTTATTGCTATTATACGCCCTGGTAAAGCACACTTACAACGCCAGTCATGGGACAGTGTTTTTGCCAGTGTATGGGATGGAGACGACAGTAAAGGATTTACATTTAAGAAGTCACACAGCATCAGCTATGCAAAATTAGTGGCGTTACATATAAATTTATTGGAACAAAAATTATGAAATATGTTGCTTGGCCTTTCATAGGAGGCAGTAATCACATGAGTAGGGGGTATGCTTGGCGTAGTATCACTGACAAACTTGATAGATTGCCTATTGTTTATACTCAATTAGACAAGCATCATTGCGTTGCTATGACTGAACAAGACTTCACACTGTTTGCACTAAAATGGGATCATAATAATCATGAATTTTTAAAGTGGACTGTGGCTAATCCACCTTGCGAACAAGAGTAATGCTTTTACGTTTGGTTTTTTTACGACTTAGTTCAGCTAAACTTGTACAAGGTCCATGTAGTATAGATAAATCTTTGTTCACAAAAGTTTTGAGATAAGGTTTAAAGATATCCCATTCGCCTTTGAGAAATATGTTTATAGGAATGCTACGATTACTTTCCCACCACCAAATGTTTGCTAAGTCAAGAAACTGTTCCTTGAGATTGCCGTCGGTTATGGTACCAAAGTCGTAGATGGTTGTTACGAGATCGTCTTGGTTTTGAACAACTCCTATATATTCACTTCCTGCATAGGTACACAGTGTTATAAAAGGATATCGTTCTGCTAATTTTTCAAATACTTCTGGGCCCATAAATACTCTATATTGGAGTTTTATTTATTATGTATTCTACCACCGCTTATCTATATCAACAAAAAAAACAAGTTGTTGTTCTTAACAGCAGTGGTGCATACTTTGACCGGAGATGGCAGCCAGTGTACGCAAAGAACCTTAAAATCAATCGTGGTGTTGATAATGTAATACTATTTGAATTTATCAATCAAGACCAGAAGCCCGTAAATATTTCGGGTAGCACAATTACATTTCGACTTATCAGTCAAGATGGAAGTAAACAACTTATAGCAAAAGACCTAGTGCATCTCAACAGTACCTATGGTAGAGCAAAGGTTACCTTGCTCAGCACAGAGCTTGATACCATTGATGCGCAAACAGCGAGCTATAGTCTTGAAAGAGGCAGCGGTGATCTATATGAACCTGTTTTTGTTGATGATTATGTAGGCGGACGTGGCACAGTAGAAATACAAGATAGTATATATCCAGATTTTAAACCAAGTCAGGACCTGACTGTGGCTGAACTGCTGGATCCAGCTCGTAAAATTGATGATAAAAATAGAGTCCATACCAGCATTGCATATATTGGAGAACAAAACTTTACCACATTCCAGTTCAGTTTTGACAACTTTACTGGCAATGTCAAAGCACAAGGCAGCGATACACAGTTAGGACCATGGTATGATATTGATAATCAAACTGTGTATGTTAATCAAACAGAACGTGCTCATGTTAATATTAATGGTAGACACAACTATGTACGTTTTGAAATCAACCAGTACGGCAAAGATGCAACTGCGACGAGTACAGTAAACAATGGTGCAGTTAGCAGTGTAACTGTAGCCAATGGCGGAGATCAGTTTCTTGGCACAAACGTACAACCAAATGTAGAGATCAATGGATTAGGAACAGGTGCGACAGCTACTGCAACAGTTGATGCAAACAGCGTTAACAGTATTACATTGACTGGTACAGGACAAGGTTACATGCAAGCACCAAATGTTAAGATTAATTTAGGTAGCATTACAAGCATCGTTTATAGATGATCACCCGCATTGTAGGATTTGGATGCAGCTGGATACACGGTGACGAAATAGAACATCCAACTGCCGAACCTGGTACCAAACCAGATCGTGTTTATCGTGAAACCAATTGTACTCTTGGGCAGTTTGCACGTCTTGCCGGTATTCAACAAGTTGAAAATTATGGCATAGGTGGTGGAAGTTTACAAAGCACACAGTGGGAGTTTGGACGCTGGGCCCAAAGATCTAGCAATAAAAATACATTGGTTGTCATTGGTCTTACAGAAGCAAGCAGAATGAGCTGGTGGAATGGTCCAAACAAGCACAAAGAAAAATTTGGCGGAAGATACATGCATAATCATTGGATCTACCCTGGGCACCCTTGGGAACAGTTTGTAAAATTTTATTATGGCACAATTGATGAACACAAACTATGGGCAAACAATTATTGGAACGCTGTGACCTTTTTTAGCAACTATTGTAGTGTTAATGACACACCGCTGTTTATGTTTAATGTGTTTCCTGCGCCTTGCGATATGGAAGAAGTTGTAGATCCTAGGTGGAATGCCAGAGGATACATGCACAAGATACAGTATGAACAAGGCAATGTACTTGCTCCTGGAAAACATCCAAACGAAAAAGGTAGTATTATTTTAGCAGAAAGGTTGTACAATATGGCCAAAGATGCTAAACTAATACAATGATTGATCTTCTAGCATACTTGCCAGCAAAACGCAAACAGACATCTGGTGGATGGATAAGTTTTAATGCACCCTGTTGCGTTCATAATGGCGAAAGCCAAGACAAGCGTGGACGTGGCGGAATAAAGTTCAATGAAGACGGCTGGAGTTATCACTGCTTCAACTGTGGATTCACTGCTAGTTTCATAATGGGACGTAATCTTAGTTTCAAAGCCAAACGTTTGCTAGGCTGGTTCAACGTACCGCAAGAAGAAATAGAACGCATCAATCTCGAAAGCCTGCGGCATCGTAGCATCGAAGGACTTGCACTAGAGCGCCAGCAGATTCAACAACGTTTAATGAACATTGAGTTCGAAGAACGTGAACTGCCCAGCCGTGCATACAAGATTGAAAAAGACACAGTGCTGTGGAACTATGTTGAGGATAGGTGTTTGCCCGAAGACTACCCATACTTAACGCAAGATGTAGAACACACTGCCCGTGTTGGATTCATTATACCCTTCACACACAATAACACCATAGTAGGACATGCCACTCGATACATTGATGGCAGAATACCCAAGTACATACAGGAAATACAACCAGGTTATGTGTTTGGCACAGACTTGCAAAAGCCTGATTGGCAATATGCTATTGTGGTCGAGGGTGTGATCGACGCACTGTGTATCAACGGTTTAGCCGTGTTGCATAATAACATCAACGAAGCACAGAGCAGACTAATACGCAGTTTGGAAAAAGAAAGTATTGTTGTTCCTGATCAGGACGAAGCTGGACTCAAATTGATTGACAGTGCAGTTGAATACGGGTATAGTGTAAGCATACCAGACTGGCCCCAAGACGTAAAAGATGTTAATGATGCTGTTTGTCGTTACGGAGAGATAACTACACTGCTGATGATAATGGAAAGCCGTGTAAGCGGTAAGATCAAAATTGAAATGGCTCGAAAAAAACTGAAAGCAAAGGTTAAATGAAAGATTACTCACCTGAAGTACAGCAACTATTTTTAGAAATCATGATGCAGGATGCACAAAGTTTCTTGCGTGTGCAGAATATATTCAACAGTGAAAACTTTGATAGACACTTGAAAGAAACTGCACAGTTTATCTATGATCACGCCAATGAACACAAAACATTGCCAGGTCGAGAACAAATAAGTGCTGTGACAGGCATAAAACTACAAGAGATTCCAGAACTCAATGAAGGGCACTTGGATTGGTGTTTGCAGGAGTTTGAAGGGTTTACCCGTAGAAGAGAACTTGAACGTGCTATTTTAAAGAGTGCTGACTTGTTGGAAAAAGGCACTTATGAGCCAGTGGAAAAACTGATCAAAGACGCTGTACAGATTAGTCTTACAAAAGATCTGGGTACAGATTATTTTGAAGACCCACGGGGCAGACTTTCGGCACTCAAAGACAACAACGGACAAAATTCAACAGGCTGGCCTGCGCTGGACAAACTGCTGTATGGTGGATTCAATAGAGGCGAACTACAGATCTTTGCAGGCGGATCAGGATCAGGTAAGAGTTTGTTCATGCAAAACTTGGCTGTGAACTGGATGGAAGCAGGACTCAACGGAGTGTACATTACACTGGAACTCAGTGAAGGATTGACTGCTATGCGCCTTGACAGTATGTTAACCAATACAGCCGCCAAGCAATTGTTTAGAGATCTTGACACAGTGGAAATGAAAGTCAAGATGATGAAAAAGAAAGCAGGTAATCTACAGATAAAATATATGCCAGCACAAAGCACAGTAAATGATATTCGTGCATTCTGCAAAGAGCTACAAATCAAAACTGGACGAGGCATTGACTTTATGTGTGTTGACTATTTGGACTTGTTGATGCCGGTAAGTGCAAAGGTTTCGCCAAATGATCAGTTTGTTAAGGACAAGTATGTTTCTGAAGAACTACGCAACTTGTCCAGGGAAATGAACATACTGTTTGTAACAGCATCGCAGTTGAATCGTAGTGCTGTGGAAGAGATTGAGTTTGACCACAGCCATATTGCAGGTGGCATATCCAAAATCAATACAGCAGACAACGTGTTTGGTATTTTCACAAGTAGAGCAATGCGTGAGCGTGGACGCTATCAGATACAAGCAATGAAAACACGTTCAAGTAGTGGTGTAGGGCAAAAGGTAGACTTGGAGTTTGACATGGAGAGCCTGCGTATTCGTGACCTAGGTGAAGATCAAGATTACCAAGAGTTCAAAAAGCGTAGCAGTAGTATCTATGAAAGCATCAAGAGCAAGAGCACAATGACCGGCGAAGAAGCTAGTGCCGCAGTTGAAGATGAACCAGGCAAGATACGAGCTGATGTTGAAAGCACCAAGCTTAAACAAATGCTGGCAGGCCTTAAAACTAATAAATGAATAAAAGTCAATGCACACACCAATTACAAACAGCAGTTAATAAGTCTCCACAACTTCTGCCGCATCAACTTTATCTATTGGATAACGTTTTACCAAACGACGTTAGAGCAGAACTTAAACAATGGATCGAAGATCCTATCAATGATTTTTACTGGCAACAGATTAAATTTAGTAATAAAACACATGAACGTTATTCAGTTAATCTCATTGAAAACTGTGTCATTGAGGACTTGTATAATATTTTTCCCACGATAACTCCCCAGATCCAGGAGAGATTAACATTACCAAAAGATTGTGAATTTAAAGGACTTTCTTTGTGGCGTGATTTAGCTGGATACAACATGGATGGTCATACAGATAATCCAGTAATATATGCTGCAATGCAGATATATTTGTTTGATACTGTGGACTCTGAATGCGGAACTATGTTTGATGTTAATAGCGAAAACACCCTAGTTCCGTTTAAAGCAAACACTGGTTATCTCCTTAATAACACTGTACTGCCACGACTAAAACATTGGATTGCCATTCCTGTTCCTCCTGGACAAGAACGAGTCAGTATCTATGCCATCTGGACTGGTAGTAAGTCATGATAGGCTATGATGAGATCAAACATATAGAACTAGAACTCAGTAGCTATTGTAACGCCAGTTGTTCCTTGTGCCCACGAAATCTTTTTGGTTATAACACCGATCTTGGTTACCCTAAAAGAAATCTCAGTCTGGAAGAAGTTAAAAAAATAGTATCAGTGGATTTTTTACAGCAACTAGAGCATGTAAAGTTTGAAGGAAATTTTGGTGATCCACTGTCTAATCCAGAAGTGCTTGATATTATAAAATATTTCAATGTTCCTGTAACAATCACTACAAATGGATTCTATAGGAACAAAGAGTTTTGGCAACAACTTGCTAAACTAGACGTTGAGGTTCAGTTTGGCATCGACGGCATTGATCAGTCTACACACAGTCGTTATAGGCGCGGAACAAATTTTGACCGTATATTGGCAAATGCATGCACCTATATAGAGCACGGAGGTAATGCAACGTGGAAAATGATTAAATTTGATTTTAACGTAGATCAAATTGAAACAGCAAAGACCTTATCGCAGAAACTTGGTTTTAAAGAATTTATTTTAATTGAGCATGGCAGAACCAGCGGTCCAGTTTTTGATCAAAATGGTAAACTAATAGACATCCTAGGCGATTGGCAGGGAAGCACAAGTTTTGAAAAAATAAAACAGCAAGTTGACAGTGGGGAAGTTTTATTAGCCGATATAAACCAACCCAAGGTTGATTGTATTTCTTGCCAGAGTGTTAATCACAAAAGTATCTATATCAGCAGCGATGGCTATGTCTACCCTTGTTGTTTTATGGGTTTTTCTCCCAGCACATACGGCCGCGGAAGATGGCATCAACCTGTAAATCAACAACTTGTGCCGCTGATTAAAGACAATAATGCACTAGTGCATGGACTAGAGCATGCTGTAAAATGGTTTAACAGAGTAAGTCTAGTTCCAGGTGATTTGGTTGTGTGCGATGCTAGTTGTGGACATAATCAGTGATAGGCATAACCTTTACTGATTTGCGTTTTACCTTTAGATATTCACTGTTATCCTTGTGATGCAGTTCCCCTTCACCTAACACCACACTGCCATTTGAATACTTTACAGGACGGTCTACAACTATGTCCACATATTTGCCCTCGCCTACACCCAATGTAATAAAGTGTATGTAACTTTTAGCATCGCATTTGAATACCCTGCTGTTTGCAACTATACCAGCAAACTGAAACCGATCGAGATAGAGTTTTTGCAAG